AGTAAAAGTAAGGACGGTAAAAAAGAAATATTTCAAGCCTTCACCGCTGAATTTATATACACTTTCACTACTAAAAACGGACAAACCACTACCAAAGTAGAACCAAACATCATCGGCAAAATACCAGTAGTATTATATCAGCAAGAAAAACCCGAATGGGATGCTGTACAGCATCTTATTGAGATAGCCGAAGTACAACGTACCTACTTCTCTGAAAGTAACAGAAAATTTGGTGAACCTATTCTAATGATAGCAGGCAAAGTCGAAGGGAAAATGTCAAGTAACAACACGGGCGGTAAAGTCTTTGAAGTAAAAGATGGTGGAAACGTGCAATTCGTCGTACCTCCTAATGCTAATGAGAGTTTCGACAAAGAAATGAGTATGAACCGCCGTGATATACACGAGTTCTCACACACCCCCGACCTTTCTGATGAGTTCTACGCTGGCAAATGCAATATGCTTTCAGGAGTAGGGCGTAAACTCGCATGGCTACCTGCTCACCTCAAGGTAAAAGATAATGAAGCTATATTCATACCAGCCCTACAAAGGCGTATCAATATCATTTTAGCCTTCCTTTCAAAGATGTATTTACCCTTTGAAAAAGAACTGAAAGATATAGACATCACCCCTATCATTACCCCATTTGATATTGACGATGATACCGAAATGATACGTACCCTTATGGAAGCTAATGGAGGCAAGCCCCTTATATCACAGCGTGAAGCAATGCAGCGTTTCGGCATTACCGACCCTGAAGCCCAACTACAGCAAATCAAAGACGAGGAGAATAACAACCTCAATGAAGCAAGTATCTAATGAATTATGATGAGCAACATAGAAAACACCTAATGGCATACCTACAGCAAGTAGAACAATTGTTTTACCAGCTTGTAGGTACAGCCGTATTTATAGCCCTCAAAACCGATTATAAAGAACTCATCACAAGTACATTATTTGCCTTTGCAGCCACCAAGAAAGGAAAAGCCTTTGATAAGGAATTAGCTAATTTCAGCAACCAATTAGACCAAATCATCAAAGACGGTATCACCAATGAATGGGCATTTGCTAACCTCAAGCAGAATAAATTACTAAGAGAAGGACTAACCAAGTATCAGAACTTAGAAGCCCTCGAAGCCTTCAAAGTACGAAAGATTAAAGATTTTAGCGTATCAGATAGAGTATGGGATATTGCTAAAAAAGCCCAAACCGAAATAGAACTCGCCCTATCCGTATCCTTACAAGAAGGCAAAAGTGCCGTACAACTAAGTCGTGAAGTGCGCAACCTACTAAACAATCCTACTGCCCTATTCCGAAGGGTCAGAGACCAGTATGGCAATCTTGTATTAAGCAAGAACGCTCAAAACTATCACCCAGGGCAAGGAGTGTACCGAAGTGCCTATAAAAACGCTTTGCGCCTTACCAGCAACGAAATCAATGTAGCCTATAAGTCCGCCGATTGGTTGCACATACAGCAAAACCCCGATATTGTAGGCTTCGAGGTACGACTATCACCACAGCACAAAGTCTATGATATGTGCGATGAGCTGAAAGGAAAATACCCCAAAACATTCCACTTTCACGGCTGGCACGTAGGCTGCAAGTGTCATATCATCACCCTGCTAAAAACCGATGAAGAGATTATCAAGGAACTAAAAGCCGATGAAACCCTACCCCCTGAAAGTTCATCTAATTACGTAGCCGAAGTCCCCAACAACTACAAGCAATGGGTAGCTGATAATAAAGACCGCTTCAAGAATTGGAAAACAAAGCCCTATTTTATTGAGGCTAATAAAGGTTTAGTAACGAGTAATTTAATAAAAGAACAAGAGCTGCAAAAACTCAATACCCCCTACAAAAAAATATATGAGGGTAAGAACAAGGCAATAGTACAAGTAAGTCCTTATGCCGATAAGAAAGACTTAGAAAAGAACATAGCAACCGCTAAAATTATAGCCAATGAGTTAGGAAAGAATGTAAATATCCGTCCACACTTAGATAGCAATATAGTGCAAATCAAAAACCCTGAATATGAAATAAACGGACTTGTAGCCGATAGAAAAGAAGCGAGTTCATATACCAGCATTAAAAGCCATTTAGATAAGGTAAAGAAACAAATAAATGGAGCTAATTCACAAAAAGGAAGCATCGTATTTGATATAACCAACTTTGAAGATTGGAAATCTCAGGATATTACCAAAAACCTAAAAGGAAAAATAATGAGCTTTAAAAATAACAATTGGTTAGAAGAAATATACTTTGTGCATCAAAATAAAGCAATAACATTTACAAAAGAAGAACTACTAACAAACTACTTAGAAGTAATCAAAAAACTAAATACCCTAAAATAAGCAAAGCCTTAACAATCATTGCGCTGATTATTAAGGCTCTACTCTGGTAGCGAATTGACAGTCTTATAACCCTCGCTTCGCGGCAAAAGTTCTTAATGCCCTTTTGCACCGCAAAGATACAACAATATTTCTAAATAACAACAAAAATATGAAAATAAATAACATCGACATACAAAACACCTACCACACCTACTTGTTAGATACCAACTACAAAGACCTTCTTTGCTACCCTCCACTTAAAAAGCTACCATCCAATGATTGGGCAGAATATTATGGCAAAGAGTACGACACCAGCACCCCCGTACTCGATACCCATCAGTACACCCTCACCTTCATCAGCAAGGCAACCCATTACACCTCATTCATAACATTCCTAACCGCTCAAACCTATAACGATTTTCATTTTGAAGAGTTAGGCAAAACCTTTCGCCTCCGCTTTGTGTCCGCTCAAAAAGCCAAAACCGAACAAGGCTACATCACTACTGATATTACCCTCGCCAATGATCCGCCCCTCCAAGGCTCACCCTACCCCGCGCCCAATGCCAGCCTGCACCCTTCAGGCTTCACTATAGACGGTACAGACCTATCCAAGTATGGTATTTATCTACTTGAGGAAAATCAAAACACCCTCCTACCCACCTACGAGGTAAAAGAGCACCTCACCACAGCCAGCAATACCTTGGCAGGCATACAATACGCCCAGCACGCTAACACATTCAAAGAGCGCACCCTTACCCTGCATTGCTATATCAGTCAGCCCCTCACCTCCTTTTGGCAACTCTACGAGGCACTGCTATACCAACTCACCAAGCAAGGAGAACGAGTGATAAAATACCCTACATTCCAACCACAAAACGCTATCTACCAAAAAGCAAGCGTCAAGAATGCGCTGCTTATCGGCAATACCTTTAAGGTAGAATTTACCCTCACCCTTACCCTTGTATAAAAATGTCAAATAATTGTCAAGCCTCCTTGCTAATATCCTATCAATACTAACGTACCTTTGCATCACTTGTAATTTAGAGTTATGCAAATCAATTTTAATACAAACCGCCTCGATATACTCCCCACTGATGAGAGTTACCGCTATCGCTCTATAATGGGCGAGCATACCCTCACCCTATACTTTTCATTACCCACTTATACCGACATTCCTACTGGTGCGTGGTGTGAGTTCCAAGGCGAACGTTATACACTCAATCAACCCGCCAAGGTAGTTAAACATAACACTCACCACTTCGAGTACACCCTTACCATGGACAGCGAGGGCGCAAATCTACGTAATTACAAGTTAAGAAACCCTAATGATAAAACCCTAAAATTTCCATTCACAGCCTCTCCTCGCTACCATATTCAGATATTGGTAGATTGTCTCAATATGATAGATAGCGGTTGGCAGGTAGGAACTACTATTGAAGCCTCTGAAAAACTCGTTTCCTACAACCATAACAACTGCCTCGAAGCCTTAGATATGATAGCTAAAGCCTTTGAAACTGAATACGAAATCATAGGCAAAACCATACATCTGCGAAAGGTAGAGTATTTCAAGAACAATCCCCTACCACTACAATATGGCAAAGGCAAAGGCTTTAAAACAGGCGTAAGCCGTACTACCGAACAAAGCCGTATTACTCGCCTATATGTACAAGGAGGCGACCGTAATATCGACCGCTCTAAATATGGCAATAAAGAATTATTACTGCCTAAATCACAAGAGTACGTGTATGAAGGCGTAACCTTCGTTTCAGACGACAAAGGGCTATCAATAGCTATCAAAAACGCCCAAAATAACGGCTTTGTGAATGAGCAAAGCCTTGACTTATCGCATATATACCCTAAGCGAAAAGGGAGGGTTTCAGCAGTCTTTGAAGTAGATAAACCCAAACACTTCTACGACTTTACGGACACTTCCATTCCTCAAGCTCTTAACTTTTCAGACCTCCAAATCAAAGGCGAAAAGATGGTGATATACTTTGAAAGTGGTATGCTTTCAGGGCGTGAGTTTGGAATAAGCCGTTATGAGCACAGCAGCGGTTACAACCATAGCACACGCCGCTTTGAAATAGTACCCAAGGAAGAAGATGGCATCACAATGCCAAATGATATATTCAAGCCAGCCATAGGCGATGAGTATTCCGTCTATAATATGCAAATGCCTAATGCTTACATCAGCGACAATGCAACCAAGTCAGGAGCAAGCTGGGAGATGATGAAAGAAGCGTGTAAATACC